CATCAATTGATTTATTTCATGCATACTCACTTTGAGGACCCCTATAGTTGTTCCATCTCCTAAGAAATGAATACCAACTATTATAGGCCCACGTGGAGTAGTAGCAATACAAATTGAACCACATTGTCCTTCTTCAGTATTATGGTTTGAAATACCCATAAACACATCGAAGCGTCCATTCAATTCATCTACTTCCAATTCAGGCAAAAAATTCATGTTAAAGATTGTATTGATACTTATTGAACCATCCAACTCACGACATAATTCAATGCCAGCAGATGGTGAAATTTGAGTATTCATCCAAAACTTAGTAATATCTTTAAAAGGTGGTAAACTAGCAACCTCAAATAAACACACATCATTTTGTGAGCTCAATGAAACATCCGCAATGTCTAAATCAATTTGTAAATTAGAATTAATAGGATTAATTGCACTTTTCATACAGATTGTAACTTTAAATTTAGTGGCACCTTTCTTGAAAGCATGTTTATTCGTTAAACAAATATGTCCTTTTAAAAAGATACCTCTAACAGTACGCACGGTTTTTTCACCTTCAACACGAACTAGAAGTACTACACAATTTCTTCCAAAGAAATCACGCATCTCTTCCGATTTCATATTAACTAAGCTATTACTTGCTAATGGGACATCAAAAGACGTCAATTCAATGTTTGGATTGTACCACACGTTATTACGTGTTTCGCGTTCTAATTGATCTTCAGTAGTACTAAAGCGATTGCCTTGAATATTGATACAATCATCTTGTTCATTAATGATTTTACTAATGGTAGCCAAACGCTCAGTTTGCAATGTTACTTGCTCTTTAGCTTCTTCTTGTGCTTTAATTAAAATATCCTTTTCAGTTTCACAGAAGTGTCTTTTAGCTTCTTCTAATTCTTTCTTAGCACGAGAATAAGCAACCTTCTTCTTCATATAATTCGAAACAACTTCCGAATCAGAATGAGAATTTTTATTCTTTTTACTACGTAAAATTAAAACAAAAGCAGAAAAAACTGTAACTAATACTCCTCCACTTATCAACATTTGTTGAACACGTGGATTACGCATTCGATCATGAAATCTACCAATAAAATTTATAGTAAATGTTTCATTTTTGATATAATTCAAAAATTTAAAAACGAAAAAACGTGTGGCTCTGCAATATGCAAGGACATCTAAGACATTAACAAAAGTCTTAAAACCAATTATCCAATTTACGATAATATTAAATATAATCTGTAAATAAGAATGGAAAAACTGACCACTTTGAACAGAAATACATTCTGTATGAGGTAAGGGTTTAAGACATGCTTTACATACATCTATATTTTTAATATCCTTATCTTTTTCCATGGCCTTAAGTTGATTTCTCTCATGTTCTTGGCATGCTTTACCAAAGAATTGTAAAAAGTCGTTAATATCATTAAAGACTTTAACAATTTCTAAGGAAGCATGTTCACGACCACCAGAAAATTGTGGTACTATCTTAGACACGGTAATTTCC